TTTCATTGTACAATCATTAATCAATGGCATGGCTACCGCCACGATGGTGCGCGTCACTTCTGTAAACAATACTGGTGGACTAAGTCAAACTGGCGTTGTTGACATACAACCGTTGTTAAATCAGCAAGATGGCTATGGAAATGCAGTGCCGCACAGCATTATTCACAATTGCCCTTATTTTCGCTTGCAAGGTGGAGGAAATGCTGTTATAATGGATCCGCAGGTTGGTGACACTGGACTGGCTGTATTTACAGACAAGGATTCGTCCAAGATTATTGCCAATCAGCAGGCTAATGGTGGAGCGGCATCTTCTCCGGCAAATCCTGATTCTGCCAGAAGATTCAACTTTAGCGACGGCATGTATTTTGGCGGATTTCTAAACGGAACGCCAACCCAGTACGTACAATTTAATTCTGATGGCATAACTGTCACCACGCCAAATACAGTAACAGTCAATGCAGGATCAAACGTGACGGTTAATGCAACTGGTAGCGCAACAGTATCATCACCATCCATCGCTTTACAAAATACCGGATCAAATTTATTGCCAGTACTAAACAGCTTGTTTTCAACATGGGCAGCTAATCATATACATCCTGTACTAGGTGCAGATACAGGAGTGCCAACCGTTGCCCCACCTATCGACACACAAACCACTATTGTGACAGCCGAATGACCACCACACTTTATTTAGATCAGAAAACTGGTGATTTAACCACAGATGTCAATGGAAATATTGCTCTGGCTTCTCAGCCTTATTCGTTAGCTCAGGACGCTGCCAGTTCCATTAAAACGTATCTTGGTGAGGTATATTTTAACACTGAACTGGGAATTCCATACCAGTCAATACTTGGTAATGGAGTTCCTCTTTCGTTATATCGTGCGCAGATAGTACAGGCTTGCCTTACTGTTCCAGGAGTGATGAGCGCAACTGTTATATTCAATACACTCTCAAACAGACTCTTAACAGGACAGGTATTGCTCGGAACGCAGACAGGAAAAACTATTACTATCAATCTGTAATAAATAAAAAATATCATGAAAAAACCTTTACTTATAGCATTTCTTATGCTAGTATGTTTATCGCAATCTTTTTGCGCGCCAGTCAACATCAGTGTTACTCAAAAAGTCACAAAAAGTACCAATGGTCAATACGGCATTCAAGCTACACAGTACTTTACACTCAATCAGTCAAATCTGGACAATCCCTATATTCAATTAAGATAAAATGAAAAAAATTACACTAATTGCATTCATGTTAATTAGCAGTTTTGCCTATAGTCAGGTCTCACCTGGCTATCCGTGGCAGACCGGTCAGATTCTTACAGCAGCAGCACTGAATGCTGCATTCGGTGTAACCACGACACATGCATCTGGTGCACTGAATGCGAACAATGTTTTGCTTGGTAATGGCGGCGGAGATATCAAGGCGATGGCTTCTGGTGGATCAAGCGGTCAGGTTCTAACATCCAGCGGATCAGGATTGGCTCCTATTTGGGCTGCACAAAGTGGATTATCTAATCCAATGACTAATTTTGGTGATATGATTTATGGCGTATCATCAGGATCGCCACAACGGCTGCCAATTGGATCAACAAATCAAGTACTCACTGTAAATGGCGGTCTCCCTGTATGGATGAATGATCAATACAATCCAGCCAGTGTTAATATTACTGGTGGAAGCATCAACGGAACAACGATAGGCGGAATCGCCCCGTCAACTGGCGCATTTACATCGGCTACGGCTAATACCCCTGCACAACTAGACTCAAGCAACAACGTAGCGACCACAGCATACGTATATCAGCAGTCTGGAAATTACGGAGGAGCTTCTGAGTTGTCTACGAATACACTATTAACCACGTCATCCTTTGGTCAGGTTTATTACGTAACTAGCACAGGAACGACGATTACTCTTCCAACGGCAGTGACACAGGACGTTGGTCAGTCTATCGTGCTGAATGCTCATATGTCTTCCGGAAACATAACCATCACCACCAACGATGGGTCACTTATTTATAATGGAGCTAATGTAAGCTCCAATACAATCACGTTATCTGCTGGTCAAAGTGCACAACTCACGATCAATGATGCTGGAATTTATGTTGTGACATGGTTAAGTGCATTTGCAACCACTCCCGCAACAGGAGGCAATTATAGTAGCAGTCAGGTTGTTCCTCTATCTACCACACTGACTACATCATCTTTTGGGAATGCGGTGTTGGTGACAGCATCAGGACAGACCATATCATTGCCATCACCTCCTTCTACTTTTGGTCAGTCTATTACCATCAGTGCGTATTTTACATCAGGAACCACTACTGTTAATATTAATGGAGGAGGACTTATCTATGGCACTACCGGAGCAGGAACATCCACGGTCACACTGAATGCTGGTGACATTGCACAATTCACCGTAAATTCTGCTGGCGTATATAACGTTCAGTCTCTTAGTCTTACTACTGCCAAATCTTCTACTAATCTGGCTGGAGGTGCGGCACACAGTTTGCCGTATCAAAGTGGCGCATCGACTACTATCTTTATATCTCCAGTCAATGGTGCTGTTTTAAATACAAACTCATCAGGAGTCCCTTCTGAAACAGCACAGCCAGTTCTTGGTGTTAATGCAACAACGACTGGTACTATTGGTTTGGCAACAAGTACAGCTAGTGGAGCCACTACTACGATTCAACCAAGTTCCGTCACATCAGCGGTAACAGTGACATTGCCAGCATCTTCCGGAACTCTTTTATACTCCGGTGGTGCGCTTGGAACTCCATCATCTGGTGTTGCTACCAATCTTACTGGAACGGCGTCAGGTCTCACTGCCGGAACAGTAACAACTAATGCCAATTTGACAGGTGTCATCACAAGCTCTGGTAATGCAACCAGCACAGGTTCTCAAACTGGTACTGGTAGTACGTTTGTTATGCAAACATCGCCAACGTTTTTTGGAACAACAATACTAGGATCAACAAATGCTGGTGGTGGCTTGCATTTTACCGGCTCAGCAACTCTGAGCGCGACTAACACCAGTACTTTTTCTTTTGAGACACCAGTTACTCGTTTTTATGTTGGTGATGGTACTGGGTACAGTATGGCGTTCAGCAAAAGGGTTGGATCTGTCACTACTGATAATGTTATTATCGCTGATACAGCTACTGCAAGCTCATCAACCACAACTGGTACTATGACCATTAGCGGTGGTCTTGGTTTGACAGGAGCGATTAATGCTGGCGCTGTTTCTACGGCTGCCACTCCGTCACAATTCGATAGCAGTACGAAGATAGCTACAACCGCATTTGCAACTCAGCAAAGTGGTAATTATTCTCAATTTGTTGTAATTTCCACTGGAACCACATTAACTACTGCAAATTTTGGCGGAGTTTATTACGTCACATCAGGAAATATTACTTTACCAACACCAAGCTCAAGTTACTCTGGACAGACAATAACAGTCCTAAATGCATCAGGAGGAAACATTACAGTTTTGACTAATAACAGTAGTTTTATTTACGATACATTCAATTTAGCACACTCTTCCATTACTATGCTATCAGGTCAGACGATATCCTATACTGTCTCTTCAGCAGGATTGTATGGAATGAGTAGTGCAACTCTCATTCCATACACATCTAACGGATCACCGATTGTTACAGACTCGTCTGGTGATATTTACATGCCATACATAGGCTCTTCAAGCGCCGCCACAACCGGAACATTGTGCTGGACAACTTCATCTGGACTTATAACAGTTGACACAACAACCACGTGCCTGTTGTCATCTAAAAAATATAAAGAATCAATTATGAACATCAATGCTGGTTTGAGTACTGTTATGAAATTGAGACCGGTGAGTTATTATTTAAAACCTGAATACGATCCTTCTCATATAGGACAGCAATTAGGTTTGATTGCAGAAGAGGTTGCAAATGTGGATGCACGTTTAGTTGCAAAAGAAGAGGACGGCAGTCCGCATGCGGTTCGCTATCAACAACTAACCGCCGTATTAGTAAAGGCTATCCAGGAGCAGCAAAAAGAAATTGAAGAGTTGAAAAGAGCAATAAAACATTTGGTGCGCTGATATGACAACTCCAACAACAAATGTACCGCAGCCAACCTTTACGGCCAATGGATTTGTTACGCCTTCAACATCTGAAATTCTAACTGGTGTTCAGGAGGACTTAAATCAGGCATTTGGTGGTACATTAAATCCTGCATTAACTACTCCACAAGGTCAGATCGCCTCTTCTGAAACAGCAGTGATAGCTGATTGTTACAGTCAATTCCTGTCCATTGTGAATGGTGTTGATCCTGCTTTTTCTTATGGAAGAATGCAGGATGCCATCGGAAGAATTTATTTTATGAACCGCATTTCCGCGGAGTCAACCGTGGTTACGGCACAATGTGTTGGAGCGCAAGGAACACCCATACCGCTTGGATCTCAGGCAGAGGATCAAAACGGTAATCAATACGTATGCACACAAGCTGGAACGATTCCATCAGGAGGAACGATAAATTTAACGTTTACTGCCGTGAATCCAGGTCCGCTTTCTTGCCCTCCTGGTTTTCTGGATACCATAGTCAGTACTATACCCGGATGGGATACGATTAATAATTCGGAAGCAGGTGAACCTGGTAATGATGTCGAGACACCAGCTGCATTTGAAGTTAGACGTGAGCAGTCTGTCGCTATTAATGCTCTTGGAACAATGCCATCTGTCATCGCTGCCATCCTTGATCCAGTGAATGTTCCTGGTGTATTGGATGCCTATGCCATACAAAATCCTCTCTCTGTCAGTAGTGGTGCCGTGGTGACTGGATCTATTTCAGGAACAACTCTCACCGTCACTGCTGTCACATCAGGGACCTTGGCAACATCACAAATAGTAACCGGATCGGGAGTAGTACAGGGAACATATATCAGCTCCTTTGGCAGCGGTACTGGCGGAACAGGTACCTACGAAATAAATATATCACAAACACAAAGCTCTGAAACATTAACTTGCGCACTTGGCGGCGTTGTATTGGTGCCAAATTCCATTTACGTCTCTGTTTATGGAGGCACATCTACTGATATTGCACAAACTTTATTTGAAAAAGTCAGTAATGGTTGCTCATACAATGGCAACACAACTGTTGTTGTTCAGGACACTAATTCAGGATACAACCCACCATATCCAAGTTATTCAGTAAGCTATGAGGTTCCAACTCCAACACCTATTTTGTTCAATGTTTCTATGCAAAATAATGCAGGAGTTCCATCGAATGGAATTGTATTAATACAGAACGCCATCATACAGTCATTCAATGGCGGTGACGGTGGTTTACGCGCAAGGATAGGAAGCCTGATTTTTGCCAGCCGCTTTTATTCAAATATTCAGGCACTTGGATCGTGGGCTGTTATTTACAGCATACAACTTGGTATTACCGGTGCCAATCAAAATACTATTCTGATGACTGCTGCGCAAGTTCCGACATTATCCGCTTCCAACATAACTGTAAGTTTTACATAATGAATTTAAATCAATCTGGCATATACTCCATCACTTCTAAGGATGGCAAATGTTATATTGGAAGTTCGAAATGCTTTCGTACTAGATGGAATATACATAAAAATGCCCTGAGAAAGAATAAACATCATAGCATATATATGCAAAATTATTATAATAAATATCCAAATGAAGAATTAAAATTTCATATATTAACTCTATGCGAAATACAAGATCTAATAAGATTAGAGCAAGCATGGATAGATATGCTGAGCCCTGAGTTTAATATGTGCCAATTTGCTGGAAGTACTCTTAACAAAAAAGACACAGAAGAAACAAAGAAAAAAAAATCACTGTCTATGACAGGATTAAAAAAAAGTGCAGAACATAAAATAAACATTGGAAAGGCTCATATTGGACATCATAGGAATATTGGTCAAAAAAGAAGTGAAGAATTCAAACAAAACAGATCTGGTGAAAATAATTATACAGCAATATCAATAATCTGCATAGAAAAAAATACAGCATTCCCAACAATATCATCAGCAAATAATTGGCTCAGATCAAATGGCCATCCATTAGCTTCAAGTAGCGCAATTTGTGCTGCATGCAGGGGTAGACTAAAAACCGCATACGGCTACCACTGGCAGTACGCAGATAACAAGGTCTGATTATGGAAAATCTTGCGCAGACAATCATCAGTCAATATGCGAATAGCCAAACGCTTATCAGCTATTTGAATTCGATCAATGCTGCCATTGATCCAATTAACATGATAAACAGTTTTTATGATTCGGTCTGGAATATCAGCACAGCAAATGGATGGGGTCTTGATGTTTGGGGAAGAATTGTTGGCGTGAGCCGAATTATTTCCATACCGGGCGGTAATTTTTTGGGATTCTCTCAGGGCAGTCCATCGGCCTTTGGATTTGGGCAGGCACCATTGTTTAATGGTGATGCAAGCACAAGTTACAGTCTTTCAGATTCAGCATTTCGTTTATTGATTCTCGTTAAAGCATTATCGAATATCAGTGGAAGCTCATCGGCAAGTTATAACAATATTCTCATGACTCTCTTCCCTGGAAGGGGAAATGCCTACATCTCCAACTCCAGTCCCATGCAATCAAGGCTGACTTTTGAATTTGCTTTGCAACCCTTTGAAATAGCAATTTTGAAAAATTCCGGTGCTTTATCTCCACCTACCGGAGTGAATTTTCAAATTATGATCGTCGAATTTCCTTACACATTTGGTTTTGCCCAGGCGGGATATAGTGCTGTTGGTTTTGGGCAAGGAACGTTTTTTAATGGTTACGCCTGAAAGGCTTAGTATAAAATGATTGAATCCAGTCAACCAACACCGTTTCCACTGCCATTCGCTTCTGCGGCTGGTGCCGGATACATACGAACAATCCCAACCGCTTCACAAATAGCGATTAATCCTGGTGCTGCATCATTAACCGATGGTTTTCCTCCTCTGACATTTTTGCAGGTGGCTGCAGGTGGGATACCTCCAAACGGCGAAGATTTCAACGGAATATTGAATGAGGCAACATCGGCCATACAGTGGTTACAGGCAGGAGGACTGCCAACATACAATGCCACATTCACTATCGCGATAGGAGGATATCCGAATGGAGCTGTCATTGGTGGCGTGAATGGAAATATTTTATGGATATCGACTGCTGATAACAATCTTACCAATCCGGATGCTGCAGCAGGATCATTTACTGGCTCCATTGCCGGAACCACACTGACGATTACAGCGGTTGGCTCTGGAACTGTTACTATTGGTCAGATATTATCAGGTTCTGGAATTGCATCCGGTACGCAAATAGTTAGCCTTGGAAGCGGCACAGGTGGAACTGGTACTTACAATGTGCAAACATCACAAACAGCAACTTCCACTACCATTGCAGCTACAGGATCAGCTAACTGGAAACCATACATACAAAATGGCGTAACACAGCAGCCACTGACCAACTCATCTCTCATTGCCTCCACTGCTTTTGCAAATTCAACAGGCGGTACAGTTGGGTCGATGCGTGGAGGAAATATGTATGTGGCAACGGCGAGTGCAACAGCCACATTTACTGCAGATGAAATTATTGTTGAAACTGCACTTGGTGGTGCACCTTACAGATTGTCCAGTTATAGCCAGTCCATTAATTTGGGAACCACTGGTGCTGGCGGTATGGATACAGGATCAGCTCCTAATTCTGGATATGTGGCTCTATATGCCATATACAACCCTTCATCGAATACAAAAAGCATTCTTGCTACCAACTCCACTTCTGCAGTTGCTCCAAGCATTTATGCAGGTGGACATATGCCATCAGGCTATACGGCATCCGCTCTTATCAGTGTTTGGCCCACAACTAGCGGAGGATTGCTGCAAATTGCACAACAATCCGGACGTTCTGTGTCAATTCAGTCCACACAGACTCTTACATCCGCCTCAGCAGGATCATCGACGAACACTATTTCAGCGGCTGTGCCAAAAAATGCCAATATGTGCAGCGGATACATGACAGGCGTAACCGTAACGACATCGGTAGCCATGTCTTTGTCTGTTTTTACAACCGGAACGATTGGTCAGCAATCTGGCTTTGGTACCACCAGCGCATCAGGAACACAATCAGTCGGTGTAACTTTTAGTAATTTGGCTATATTATCCTCAACGCCTCAGGTCATATCATATCAGTTTGTTGGCGCTTCGGCGACTTACAATATTTTTATTTCTCAATATACTTTTTAATGAGGATGATATGAGTATGCATGAAATAAAAATAGGAATAGACATCTTTATGACCACTATCGCTGCTATGGTGATGAGTTTTTTTGCGTTCATGAACGTAGAGATACCAGTATTTACGATGTGGCTCACATTCCTTAGCATGCTATGTTCTGCGGCATGGTGGATACATCGTCTATGGGGAATTTGGAGAAACAGAAAAAATGACACCACAACAATTCATCAGTGAAATTACACCATACGCACAACAATCGCAGGAATCAACAAATATCCCATCCAGCTTTGTTGTCTCTGAGGCGGCTCTGGAATCAGGATGGGGATCGTCACAGTTAGCACTTCAAGCATTCAATCTTTTTGGTGTGAAAGCTGATTCAAGCTGGCATGGTCCAGTATTAACACTACCAACAAAAGAATTTATCAAATGTGTGTGGGTAACGCAACAGGCAAAATGGCGTAAATACGATAGCTGGTTATCCTGCATCAGTGATCATGCAACGTTTTTATTAACCAATCCGCGCTATGCGCCAGCATTTAAAACAACGAATGTCAGTGATTTTGTGCATGCTATTTCTTCGGCACATTATGCATCCGACCCATTGTATTCAAACAAAATAATGGAAATTATCACTCAGCACAATTTGACACAATATGACAAAAATAAATGATATCCATGAAGAAAAAAACACGTTTACTGTCGATGTGAATATTCCTGGACATGATCCAAGAACAGTAACACCCCTATTTCACAAAACACGATTGCAATTACTTGCAAAAGAACAAGGAATGTGTTATATTTGCGGATGCACAGAAGAGGAGTCAGGACATCCTTTGGAAGCGCATCATTACCCAATTGAGCGCAGTTTTGCCGAAATGATCGACTGGTCAGAAAAATCCAACATAAGAAAAGATTTTCCACAGTTTGCATGGGAATCTTTTGATGCTTCAAATCCATATACATTCGTTGATGATATGCTTGTAAATGGTAGAATTCTCTGCAAGTCTCATCACACCGGAAAGGATGAAGGTGTACACTGCCTTCCTGAGCCTGTATGGCTCGCTCAACGTTACGGAAAGGATGGTTATATTTTTAGCTCTATTGAAATCATTCATCATGGATAAATTATATCATGAATAATACTGCTTTATATTTAAAATTTCTATCGGTTGTTCTCATCATAGCTACAATGATAGCACTGAATGTAGTGAAATGCTACATAAAAGAATTAGATGTTGCTCAAATCAATTTTGTTTTGTTGCAGCTCTTGACCGGCTTGGGTGTTTACCACATGACAAGCAAAGACTCACCACCACAAAAGGATCCATCATGAACAAGTTACTTATCGCATCACTTATCGCTCTATCTTTATCTGGATGCGCAACAACTGGACCAAATACTCCAGTCACAACACCTGCAACACTGGTTGCGCAATTCTGTCCATTGGTGCAGTCGCTGAATACACAAATTTCTACATTCCCAGGAGTATCTGCCAATGTTGTAAGCGATTTGGATAAAGCAAGACCAATCATAGCAGCAGTGTGCACAGAAGGTGCAACGATCACAGCATTAAATTTGCAATCTCTTGCATCGGATGCAGTTCCTGCATTGCTGGATATCATTGAGGCTACGCCTGCTGCAGCCACTCCACAAGGGCAAGCTATCATCGTTGGTCTTGATCTTGTGCAGACTTTACTGCCAGAAGTCATTGCTGATATCAATTTAGTGAAATAATGAGCGTCATCAGTACATGCGCTAAAATGGCGTGTATTGATGCATACAATCCGTCCATCTATGAAAAGATCGGCACACTATATCAGACTGGTGATGTAGTTTGCGGATCTTCTATAGAGGATAA